GTTGGGCTATGTTTATTGGTACGCCAAAGGGTCAGAATCACTTTAAAGACTTACGCGACAGAGCAGGAACAGAGCAGGGTTGGAAACTCTTAGAGTTCAAAGCCTCGCAGACTCAGATTGTCAATCAGGATGAGTTAAACGCTGCCAAGCGCGAGATGGGCGATGAAAAGTACGAGCAAGAATTTGAGTGCAGCTTTAGCGCAGCGGTGGAAGGTAGCTACTACGGTAAGCAAGTAAACGAGTTAGAGTCTAAGGGTCAGGTTTGCAATATAGAGCGAGATGACCTTTGTAAGACCTATGTGGCTTGGGACTTGGGTATGGGTGACAGTACCTCTATCTGGGTGGCTCAGACTGTAGGGCAAGAGATTAGACTGCTAGACTATATCGAGAATCATGGTCAAGGCTTAGATTGGTATGTACGAGAGTTAACCAATAGAGGCTGGCACAAAGCGCCACAGTTGTTACCGCATGATGTCCAAGTACGGGAGTTAGGTACAGGACGCTCCAGATTAGAGGTGCTACAAGATGCGGGATTGGATTGTACGGTTGTGCCGAGGCTTGGGGTTGATGACGGTATCCAAGCGGTGCGTAGGCTACTGCCTCGCTGCTGGTTTGACGCTAAAGCAACCAAGCAGGGATTGGACTGTATCCGAAATTACAGACGCGAGTTTGACGAGAAACGCCAAGTTTTTTATGACAAGCCACTACACGACTGGTCATCACACGGCGCAGATGCGTTTAGATACTTGGCGGTAGGCATGGATACGCAGACCTCATCTTGGGGTCAGCCGCTTAAAGTTAATACTGGATGGGTAGTATGATAGTCAATAGGCGTGGCAATCCTGTCTCACGGGACGAATATGAGAATCTACTACAGCGCGTGATTGCGCTTGAGGAAATGTATGGACGATGGGAAACTGAAGTCGATTCTGGAAAACGAAATCGACAACGCAATCGGGTATCTGGACACAGAGACAACCCAAGCGAGAACGAAGGCGCTTGAGTATTACCTACGTCAGCCCTATGGCAACGAGGTAGAAGGTCGCAGCCAGATCGTTACAGGTGAGGTAGCCGAGGCTATCGATGGTGCATTGCCACAATTGGTGCGCGTATTTACTCAGTCGGACGATATTGTGCGCTTTGAGCCTAAACATCCGGGTGATGAGGAAGGCGCTAAACAGGCTACCGATTACTGTAATTGGGTGTTCTATAGTCAGAATCCCGGCTTTACCATCCTGCATAACTGGTTTAAGGATGCGTTGCTACAAAAGAATGGTGTTGTTAAGTGCTACTGGGACATTAAAGAAGATGTCACCAAAGAGGAGTACCGAGGTCTGACAGACGATGAGATGGTAATGCTCCTGTCAGATGGTAAGTACGAAATCGTAGCGCAAGATACTACAGTCTTGGACGGTGGAGTTGGTGAGGACGGTGCGCCTGTTGTCATGCAATCGCATGATGTAATTGTAGCGAAACGTACACAATCCGGCTCAGTCAAGGTAGAGAACGTGCCTCCAGAGGAGTTCCTTATTAGCAAACGTGCGCGGTCTGTTGCAGACTCGCCCTTTGTTGCTCATAGGAAACTTTTGCCACGTTCGGACTTGATCGCAATGGGCTTTGACCCTGAGATTGTTGCCAACCTACCGTCCTACAATGACTTAAGCTATACAGACGAGCGTATTGCCCGTTATAGCCGTGGTGAGCAGCCAGATGAGGAAGCAAGCCTAGATGAGTCAATGCAAGAGGTTGAGGTATACGAGGCTTATCTGCGTACAGATTACGATGGCGATGGCGTGGCTGAGTTGCGCCAGATATTCTACGCTGGCTCTGATATTCTAAGTAATACGGAGACGGACTATCTGCCGTTTCACTCGCTATGCCCTATTCCGATCCCACATAAGTTCTTTGGGGAGTCGTTGGCTGATCGTAGTATGGACATCCAGTTGATTAAATCGACTGTTGTGCGTCAGATGTTGGATAACCTGTATCTGTCCAATAACGCACGAGTCGGTGCGGTAGAGGGTCAGGTTAACTTGGATGACCTGTTAAGCGTGACCCCAGGCGGTATCGTGCGGATGAAGCGTCCCGATGCTGTTGTGCCTATGGCTGTACCTAGCGTGATCGCTCAAGCATTTCCAATGTTGCAATACTTGGATGACGCACAAGCCAAGCGTACAGGCGTATCTGATATGCAGCAGGGTCTTAACCCAGATGTGTTGCAGAACGTGACTGCTGCGGCTGTAGCAGCGTCTACGGCGGCGGCTGGTGGCAAGCTAGAGTTGATTGCCCGTATCTTTGCCGAAACAGGTGTGCGTACATTGTTCCAAGGTATCTTGCAGCTACTTTGCAAGTATCAGGACAAGCCTACACTCATGCGGATGCGTGGTAAGTACATCCCGATTGATCCGCGTTCTTGGTCAAACGAGTACGATGTGGACATTTCTGTTGGTCTGGGTACTGGTAATAAAGACGAGCAGATGACTATGCTCCAGATGGTGCTTGCTAAACAAGAGGCTATCTTGCAACAGTTCGGTCCTGCTAACCCATTGGTAACAGTTGGTCAGTATCGCAATACTCTGGGTGGGTTGATTATTGAGCAAGAGAAACTTTGCAAATATTGCGGGGGTATAGGACGGGTGGTGTGTGATGGTAGGTGCATGCCTGAGCAAGAGCCTGTTGCTTACAAGTACACAGATAAAACAAATCCTTTGGTGTTTTACTTTACTGAGCAAAAAGGAAAAGATGTAACACAAAACCCCGATGTGATTGAAACCGCACTCTACACCGCACCACCACGCAAAGACTGGGTCGGGTTGACGGATGATGAAGTACATGAAGCGGCGATTAAATGCGTTAAGTCTGGTCAATCAGTTGATGCCGCAATTCGTGCCATCGAAGCCAAGCTAAAGGAGAAGAACAATGGATGAATACGAATACACAACACTTAGCACAGCAAAGGTTTGGTTAGAAGAGGGGTGGTATACGCCAAAGGATTTGCAGAAGATTATTGATCTTCAAGCGATGCAAGAAAAGCATGTGCGTGAAATTATGCAACCAATCCGTAAGGGGAAGAACGGTGGATAAGAAATACGATGCGGTGCAATACGACACGGAAGGTAACGTGGTTGCGTACTGGGACTTGTCTAGACCGCTTTGCATCGAGCCACATTTCTACATTAAAAAGCCTTGGCAGTTCTTAACCGAGGAAGAAGAGGCTGATCTGTTTGAAAGATACGGCGATGACTGTAAGGCATACATCCAAGCAAGAGAGTCGGTATTAAGGAGAAAGAACACATGATGAGTCCAAAGCAACAAGAGATCATTAACGTACTACAAACACGAGTCAACATGACAGCGGCGGAAATTGCGTTTGCGGTAGGGTCAGAGACCAAGGCTACGTCAAAGCACCTGCGCTTGCTAGAAGAGGAGGGCGAGATTCATGTGTGCGAGTGGCGCAAGGGCAAGTACGGCGTACCCACGAAGGCGTATAAACTTGGCAACGGTAAGTCTGTTGAACTTGTTAGCACCCGCAAGAAGAAAGGGAAAACTGAGAAGCCAAAGAAAGAGCCAGTAGAAAATGTTTTGGCTTACTTGGCAAAGAATAAAGCTCGTTTTGTTTCGCTAGATTACCGCATGAGCCATGCAGATCACATCAGGTTTATGAATGGCTTTGTATCGCACCCAGACCCCGCATCAGAATGGCTGTTTCACGAACCGAAGGTTGAACTATTAGGAGCTAAGTATGAGAGAACGACTTGAGATGCTCGCCCGTGAAGGCGAAGAAGAACGTAAACAACGTAAGGAGAACGGTATGATTTATGCAGGTAAATTACAGTACTTCACTATGGCGGCTTGGATGCGAGGGTATGCGTCATCACTAGACTACGAGCATGAGGCACTTAAACACAAGATGAACAAAGCCGCTGATATGCTTGATGCAGTATTCGCCAAGTATCAAGAGGAACTACAGGAGAGCGAGGATGACTGAGGACGATGAGTTTAATTTATTAGAATCAAAACTACGCAAACAAAAGGAAAGCAAAATGAATAACCCAGCAAACCTTGCCGAAGCCTATAACCTTCAGGCACACAAAGAAGCCATAGAAGAGCGGCGTGGTTCTATTGAGCATGAAGTCAAGACCGCCAACGCCAAGCAAGTAGGGGGCGCACATTACCAAACAAGCATTCAGCCTTGGGACTACATCATCGCTAACAAAATAGGGTACATGGAAGGAAATATCATAAAGTACGTGTCCCGTTGGAAAGAAAAGGGCGGAGTGCAAGACCTCAAGAAGGCGCAGCATTACCTAGAAAAACTTATTGAAATAACGGAGCGGCGATGAAAGACGAAGACTTGAGAGACTTGTTTGCAGCTTTTGCAATGTTCGCTTGTACAGGTAACGGAGGGGATTATGCTTCTGACGCACGAGCTTGTTACGAAGCGGCAGACGCAATGATAGAGGAGAAGTACCGTGTATACCCAGAAGACGCCCCACCCGAAGAAGTCGGTATCGCAGCCGTTGTTAAACGTACTAGGAAAAAACATGGCTAGAACAGCAGAGGGGAAAGTCAAAGACGCCGTGGTCAAGATACTCAAAGAGCGCGGCGCGTCCTACTTCTTTCCCGTGACAGGAGGCTTTGGGCGCAGCGGTGTGCCCGACATTGTGGCTTGCCACGAGGGGCATTTTATAGGCATAGAGTGCAAGGCAGGAAACAACGAACCCACAGCGCTTCAACACGCTGAGCTTGCTAAGATAGACAAAGCCAAAGGGTTAACGCTGATAGTCAACGAAAACAACGAAAGCTGGGTTTTACATACACTTGACGCTATAGACGACTTACGAACACTAAGGGGACGATGATGGTCAGCAAAGACGAAGCGTACGAACTCATGCAGCAGGCGCTGCATTCATGCACAGAAGAGGGCACAAACAGAATGGCGATTGTCGTTATGATGGACAACGACAAAGATACTGTTAGAGTGTATGGCTTGAACATAGACGCAGACGAAGTACCGCAAGTACTTGTTGAAGTAGCCGAGCAAGTATTTGATAGAGCGGCAGCATTAGCCATGGCAAAACAGTTTAATCCGTAGTACCCCACCAAGGAAGCACGATGTACAAAACACTAGTAGTAGACTTCGAAACACGTTGGGACAGCAAAGAGTACACGCTGTCTAAACTAACGACTGAGGAGTACATACGCAGCCCCAAGTTTAAAGCCTTCGGTATCGGCGTGAAGTTCTTAGGCGAAGAAGGCAGCATATGGATACCTCACGCCAAGATACCCAAATTCCTCTCCCGCATAGACTGGTCACAGACCGCGTTGCTTGCGCATAATGCCCAGTTCGATGTAGCCATCCTGTCGTGGGTGTATGGTGTGAAGCCGGCGTTTATCTATGACTCGCTTAGCATGGCGCGAGCCCTGCGTGGGGTGGAGGTTGGTAACAGCTTAGCAAAGCTTGCGCAGGAGTTCAGGTTGCCTGACAAGGGACGGGCGGTGCACAACACCAACGGGCTTGAGGAGTTAACGCCTGAGATAGAGCAGGAGCTTGCCGACTACTGCTTGCATGACGTGTTCCTGTGTGAGGAGGTGTTCAACAGACTCGTGGTTGGCTACCCTGAAACGGAATTAAAACTAATAGACATGACGCTGCGTATGTTTACAGAGCCTGTGTTAGGTCTTGATAAGGAGATGTTAAGTGATGCGATCATTGACGAACGTGAAAAAAGAGAAAGCATACTTGCGCAGCTTGACGTTGATGAAGCGTCGCTTGCTAGTAACCCGCAGTTTGCTGAAGTACTTAGGACACTCGGAGTTGAACCACCGACAAAAGTCAGTAAAACGACTGGTAAGGAAGCGTTTGCTTTCGCAAAGAACGACGCTATGTTCCAAGCCCTACTCAACGGAAGCAATGAGGACGTGGCTCTCGTGTGTGAAGCACGTCTTAAGGTCAAGAGTACCCTTGAGCGTACAAGAGCGCAGCGATTTCTTGATATTGCAGGACGAGGCACGTTACCTGTCCCGCTCCACCTTGTACTTGCGCTTACCGACCTTGACCTCGGACGGTATGAAATGCGCCAGCTTAGGCTTGTTGGCTTGCTTCATTTTGCTTCTCCGTAACGTGTTGCACTACCTGTCTCGGCGTCGAGTGGGATACCCGGCATGTACCAAGGGTCTGCTGTCATCTGCGCCAGAACCCAAGGTTCGGCTTGCTCTACTTCTGCTTCCGGCACAAGGACAACAGCCTCGTCATGCACCGTAAGGACACACTTATACCTCTCCTGAATACGCAACATACCGTCCGTCATGACGCACCTAGCCACCGCTTGTACGATGTTTTCGACAAGCTTGCCTCCGTATAACTTCTTACCGTGCTCCCCGTACACCCATTGCGCCTTGTTGTTGAGGACGTGTTGGTGTAGCTGTGGGTAGCGCAGGGATAACCCGCTAGGTAACATTATACGCTCTTTGTCAAAGGTTAGACATTTATATTTGTACTGCTTGCCGTTAAACAAACTACGTCCTATCAACTCGTTGCACAGCGTCCACAGGGCTTGAACGTCCTGCGCCGCATCACGGTACTTGTCGATGATCTTCTTGGCACACACGCAATGCACCAACAACTCGCTGTCCGTACACGTGCGGGGGATAGCCGCCATCAACTCAAGGTTCTTCTCGTAGGTTATGAAGTCGTTGACGTCTTCTGCCGACACCCCAAGTACTCGTGCAAACTTCTTG